TGGGCCGGGGACCGCAAGCAGACCACCGTCTGGCACATCGCCAAGCCCAAGAAGAACGAGACGGGTCACGGTACCCAGAAGCCGGTCGAGTGCATGAAGCGCCCGATCGAGAACAATTCCAGCCCCGGCCAAGCGGTCTACGAGCCATTCTCTGGCTCGGGCACCACGATCATTGCCGGCGAAATGACCGGCCGCTCGATCCACGCGATCGAGCTAAATCCAGCTTACGTCGATGTTGCCATCAAGCGCTGGCAAGATTTTACCGGAATGGCTGCCACCCTTGAGGGTGACGGCCGGACTTTCAATGAAATAGCCGAGAGCGTCAGCAGCGATGACCCCGCCAGTACCGATCCCATCGCAGAGCCCAACCACCCCTAACCATTGCGCAAGAGATATCGCCAGATTTTGGCGACACGCACCAAGCTGCGGTTCGGGAACCACCGGCGCCTCATTCAGAGCGGCACTCCATTGCCGGACCGCTTACAAGAATATGCCCTTCACGCGACACCCCAACCGGGCGGCCGATCAGCCTGACCAGCGCATCTCGAGCTTCTTCCGCTGAGGCACGCGGGCATGGCTGATTGGATCTGCAGCTACCGTCGCTTTCACGCGCAGCGATGCCGGACAGGCGAATACGCGGACCTTCGGCACACCAGACCGGCCCATCGCCGTCCCAGACCCGGGTCGGCGTGCAAGTAAACGTCGTGCCTTGCGGTGCAATCACTGCGGCAGCGGCCATGATCAGAAATTCAAATATCGTCGTGTCCTCGGATTTTGGAGGCTTGGAACCGGTCAGGCGCGAGACATAGAGGAAGGCGCTCGGCCATGAAACCTGGAACGAAACCCAAGCCGACCCATCTGAAGCTGGTTACGGGCAATCCCGGCAAGCGGACACTGAACCGCAAGGAGGCTAAGGCCAAGGCTGCCATCCCCGTGCCACCCCACCATTTGACCACCGACGCGGTTGAAGAATGGAACCGGGTTGCAACCGAGCTCTACAACCTCGGGATCCTCTCCGAGATCGACCGGGCCGCACTCGCTGCCTACGCCATGGCCTATGGCCGCTGGGTCCAGGCCGAACGCGCAATCGCCAAGATGGCTGAGAAGGACCAGCTGACCGGCGGCCTCATGATCAAGACATCGAACGGCAACGCGATCCAGAACCCTCTGGTGGGCACCGCCAACAAGGCGGCGGCGGACATGATGCGTTACGCCGCAGAATTTGGGATGACGCCGAGTGCCAGGAGCAGGATCGCGGCCCAGCCGCCAGAAGAAGGCGCGGACCCCGCCGACCGCTTCTTCGCCTGACCGGACACTTGCTTATGCCCAAGCGGTGGTCTCGGGCGAGATCGTCGCCGGGCCGCATGTACGCAATGCCTGCAAACGGCACATCGCGGATCTGAAGCGCAAGGATGGCATCTGGTTCGACCAGGATGCGGCCAATCACGCCTTCGCCTTTTTCGAGGAGGTGCTGAAGCTGTCCGAAGGCCAGTTCGAGGGCCAGCCATTCCAGCTGCAGCCAAGCCAAGCGTTCATCGTCGGCTCGCTGTTCGGCTGGAAACGAAAAGACGGGCGCCGCCGGTTCCGCCGCGCTTACATTGAACAAGGCAAGGGCAACGGGAAGTCGCCGGTCGCCGGCGGCATCGGCATCTACGGGATGACCGCCTGCCAAGAGGCCGGCGCCCAGATCTATGCGGCAGCGGCCAAGAAGGAGCAGGCCAACATTCTGTTCCGCGACGCGGTGCGGATGGTGCGGCAATCACCGGCGCTAGCACGGCGGCTGGAGTTTTCGGGCGGTCCGGGCCGCGAGTTCAACATCGCGCATCTGGCGAGTGGGAGTTTCTTTCGCCCGGTCTCGCGCGATACCGGCAAGACAGGTTCCGGCCCACGCCCCTATTTCGTGCTGGCGGACGAGGTCCACGAGCTTCCCGATCGCTCGATCATCGAGATGCTGGAGCGTGGCTTCAAGTTTCGCCGTGACCCGCTGCTGTTCATGATCACGAACTCCGGCTCTGACCGCAACTCCGTCGCATGGGAGGAACACGAGCACGCCATCCGGGTGGCAGCTGGCAATCCCGATGCGGTCACTGACCCAACCTTTTTGGGACTGGTCATCGACGACACTACGTTCAGCTACGTCTGCGCGCTCGACGAGGGCGACGACCCGCTGAGCGACCCAAGTTGCTGGATCAAGGCGAACCCACTGCTGGGCGTTACGATCACGGAGCAGTACCTGTCGGAAGTCGTGGCGCAGGCGAAAGCCATCCCGGGACAATTGAACGGGATCCTGCGCCTCCACTTTTGCGTGTGGACCGATGCCGAGACCGCCTGGATGGCGCGGGCAACGCTCGAGCCGCTGTTGGCAGAGTTCGAACCCAAGGCTGGCCAGTCTGTTTGGCTCGGGCTCGACCTCAGCCAGAACCGGGATTTGACCGCACTGGCGGCGGTCCAACGAAATGGCGAGAAGGACGGCAAACCCTGCTTTGATGCCTGGGTCGAGGTCTGGACGCCGGGCGATACGCTGTCGGCGCGGGTCTTGCGGGACAAGCAGCCCTACGACCTCTGGGTCGCCGACGGATTTCTGAACGCGCCTGCCGGCGAGAACATCAGCTTTCGCCATGTGGCGCAGGCTTTGGCTGAGATGGCCTCGGACTACCGGGTCGAGGCAGTCGCCTACGACCGATACGCTTTCCGTCGGTTCGAAGAGGAAGTCGCCGAACTCGGCCTCGACCTGGCCTTTGTCGAGCACCCGCAGGGCGGCACCAAGCGGGCCAAGCCTGGCGGCGAGATGACCGAGGGCCTGTGGATGCCGGGCTCGCTCCGGCACCTCGAAGAACTGATCCTCGAGGGCCGCATCCGCCTCAAACGCAATCCGGTCCTGATTTCAGCCATGATGTCGGCGGTCACCGAGACCGACCGCTGGGACAACAAGTGGCTCTCCAAACAGCGGGCCATCAACAAAATCGACGCAGCCGTGGCGCTGTGCATGGCAGTGGGGGCAGCAATGGCGGGCGACACCTCCGGCACCATCGATGACTGGCTCAAGAGCCTCGCATGAACCTCTTTCAAAAGGCGATTGACTACCTCGCGCGCTCTATCGGCCTCACTGACCCACGGCTGGTGCAGGCTGCAGGTGGCCGAACGACCACAACCGGTGAACTGGTCTCGACCAGTTCTGTGTTGGGGCTCGCTTCGGCCTGGGCCTGCGTTAACCTGCTTGCGGGCACGATCGCCTCGCTGCCGCTCATGGTCTACCGGACCAAAGGCGGCGCACGGACGGTTGCGAGTGACCATCCGCTCTACCGGATCCTGCATGACAGCCCGAACGCCGATCAGACCGCAGTCGACTTCTGGGAGTTCATCTGCGCCTCGATAGAGCTCAGCGGGAATGCCTATGCCGAGATCATTCGTGGCAGCAATGGCCGGGTGGTGGCGCTGAGTGTTCCCATTGCGCCCGAGCTCATGACGGTACGCCGTCTGCGCGACGGCAGCCTCGAATATGAGTGGTCCGACAATGGGGTTCGCTCGATCGCCCAACAGGACAACATGCTCCACATCCGGGGCTTTGGTGGGAACCCGCTGGGCGGGCTCTCGACCCTCAGCTTCGGCCGCCAAACTTTCGGATTGGCACAGGCCATCGAACGGGCCTCGGGCGATACCTTCCGCAACGGGGTGCGACCGTCCGGACTGCTCAAGACCGCCGACAGCCTGACCCTCGACCAGCGCAAACAGGCAGAGGAACTGCTGCAGGAGAAGTTTGCCGGTGCGATCAATGCGGGGCGGCCGATGCTGCTCGACCGGGGCATGGACTGGGTCCAGCTTTCGATCAGTCCGGAAGACGCGCAGATGCTGCAGAGCCGTGCGTTCTCTGTTGAAGAGGTCTGCCGCTTCTTTGGCGTGCCGCCGTTCATGGTTGGTCACACGGAAAAGACGACCAGCTGGGGCACTGGCCTCGAACAACAGACCCTGGGGTTCCAGAAGTTCACCCTGCGCCGGCGGTTGAAACGTATCGAACAGGCGCTTGCCAAGCAGCTGCTTTCGCCCGCCGACCGGCAGGCGGGGCTCGTGATCGAGTTCAACCTTGAAGGTCTGCTGCGCGGTGACAGTGCGGCGCGAGCCTCCTTCTACCAGTCGATGCTGGGGAGCGGAGTCATGACCATCAACGAGGTCCGCGCCCTTGAAAACCTGCCGCCGGTCGAAGGCGGCGATGTCCCCCGCATGCAGATGCAAAACGTACCCATCACCCAGACTGGATCAGGCGCAGCGCCCGCAGCGCTTCCGCCTTTAGATCCCGGAGCCACCCCATGAACCATCTCGATTTCATCCTCGACACCAAGGCCGTCACCGAAGATGGCCAGATCGAGGGGCTCGCTGCCGGATACGGCAATGTGGATGCAGGCGGCGATGTCATCGTGCCGGGCGCGCTCGCCCGATCCTTGAAGGGCCGCACCTCGGTGCCGATGCTGATGTACCACGACCAGACCCGCCCGGCTGGTGTCTGGACCGACTTTGCCGAAAGCCGCGAGGGTCTTGTCGTCAAAGGCCAGCTCTCGCTTTCATCGCGCGCTGGCCAGGAGGCCCACGCGCTGGTGCGCGACGGTGCCATCGGCGGGCTTTCGATCGGCTACCGCACGATCCGGGAACAACTGGTAGGCAAGACCCGCCAGCTGCTCGAGCTTGCCCTTTACGAGGTCAGCCTGGTCACCATCCCCATGAACGAGCGCGCGGTGATCACCGGCGTAAAGTCGCTCATCGAGGATGGCCGGCTTCCGACCTTGCCAGAATTTGAGAATTTCCTGCGCGAGGCAGGGTTCTCGAAAAGCCAGGCCACCGCAATTGCGGGCAAGGGCCTGACGCCGCTGTTCCGGAGTGAGTCTGGCAGCACCCCATCCGACTTCCTGTCGGCCCTGAAGGCGCAAATCAGCGCCTAACCCCACTCCCATACAGGATATACCCATGAGCGATTCCAAGACCGCCGAGCAGCTTGCCGGCGAAGTGAAAGGCGTGCTCGACGCGCGCTTCAGCGAAGTGAAGTCCAGTCTCGACGCGCGTCAGGCAGAGCTGCGCAGCAGCCTTGATGCCCGGCATGACGAGATCAAGTCCGACCTTGAGGGCAAGCACGACAAGGTGAAGGCATTGGCCGAGGAAGCGCTTGGCAAAGCGCAGCGCGGCGAAGACCTCTCCAACGCGACCAAGCAGCTCGCCGACGAGGCGCTGACTGCGCTCAACGAAGCCAAGGCCCGGCTCGACGAGGTCGAGCAGAAGCTCGCGCGCCGCGTTGCCGATGAGGCCACCCCCGAGTTCAAGACGATTGGCGAGCAGGTCGTGGCCGATGAAGCCATCAAGGCCTTCCTCGGCAACAACACGGTGCGCGGCCGGGCCAGCGTCGAGGTCAAAGCGGTCATTTCTGCGCTCACCACAGATGCCAATGGTTCGGCAGGCGACCTCATCGTCGCTGACCGCATCCCTGGTATTGTGATTCCGGGCCAGCGCCGTCTGACGGTGCGTGATCTGCTGACCCCGGGCCGCACGGCCAGCAATTCGGTGCAGTATGTCAAGGAGACCGGCTACACCAACAACGCTGCGACCGTTTCTGAAACCTCCGGCCTCACCAAGCCGCAATCGGACATCAAGTTCGATGTGCTGACCAGCAACGTCACGACGATCGCGCACTGGGTGCTCGCCACCCGCCAGATCCTCGACGATGTGCCGATGCTCCAGTCCTATATCGATGGGCGTCTGCGTTATGGTCTAGCGCTGGTCGAAGAAAACCAGCTCTTGAACGGCAGCGGCACGGGCACGGATCTTGCCGGCATCTACACGCAGGCAACCGCGTTCACCCCGCCGATCACTATCCCGGCGACGGTGACCCGGATCGATGTTCTGCGTCTTGCGATGCTGCAGACCGCACTATCGGAGCTTATGGCCACGGGCGTTGTCCTTCATCCGGCGGACTGGGCGGCGATCGAACTGCTGAAAGATGGCCAAGGCCAGTTCATCGTGGGCAACCCGCAAGGAACGATCACGCCGACCCTTTGGGGCCAGCCGGTGGTGTCGACCCAGTCGATGGCAACGGGCAAATTCCTCACCGG